GATATTTTTGTCGAATGCGATCCCTCTCGGCGTATTTTTGCCGTTACTGCTACCGATGAGGACCATATTGTGGCCCACGTCGTGAACAATGTTACCGTCGTCCGAAAACTGCCACGGTTTGGCATACCGCAAATTTAGAATGGCCTGCGACACTCCAATATATATATTACCAAAATATGGCATAGAAAAGGTTCCTGTGCCGTGCGGTCGTTGTCCTCCTTGTAAGGTTCGCCGTGTTGATGGTTGGGTTTTTCGTTTGCTTCAGGAACAGAAGATTTCCACTTCTGCCCATTTTGTTACGTTAACATATGATACTAACCACGTACCTATCAGTAGGAATGGTTTTATGACGTTGCGTAAGAAGGATGTACAGAATTATTTTAAGCGCTTGCGTAAACTTGTTCCTGATCAATCAGTTAGATATTATGCATGTGGTGAATATGGTACCAAGAACCATCGCCCTCATTATCACATGATAGTTTTTAACGTTCCCGATTCTAAGACGTTCGCGGACGCTTGGTCTCTTGATGGTGTTCAATTAGGTTCTGTCCATGTTGGCAAAGTTAGTGGTGATTCAGTCGCTTATACTATGAAGTATATAGACAAATCTCAATTTGTCAAGAAACATTCGAGGGACGACCGCGAGCCTGAATTTCCGTTGATGTCTAAAGGTCTTGGTCAAAATTTTTTGACTGATGATATGAGGCGTTATTATAGTGACGATCTTGGACGTTTACACGTTACCCGTGAAGGTGGTAGAAAATCGGCTATGCCGCGCTATTACCGTAAAAAGTTGTATGACGACGAACAAATGTTGAAGCAACGCGCTATTGTTGCGGCTGTTGTATCTGATCAGCATTTAGAGGAGTTTAAGCATTTCAAAACATTGGGTTATCCCGAACATTTTACTTTCGATATGTGGAAGAGTGAGCAACGGTATGCCCGTGCCCGTTCTTTTGAAAGTCGTATTAAACATCGTGATATATGAAAAAAACTACCGTTACATGGCAGTCTTACGCCATCGGTCTCGGCAATCCATCTTCCGAAGACTTCACCGGTCGTATTAGCCTTACCATTCCCGATATGACGCTTCCTTTGCGAACGCTCGTTGAAAAATATGTACGTCGTGATGACGTGGATTATTTTGCCGGTGCTTATACTGAGGAGCCGCATTTTGAGCATATGGATAAAATAGACCTTATCGAGGCCTCGAGACAGGTTAAACAGGGTATAGAACAGGCGCAAAAGCGAAATTATGATATCGAGCAGCGCAAAAAACAGTCTGTTCCCCCCCCTGTCCCCCCCCCTGTCCCCCCCGATCCTTCCCCGGCTCCTTCTCAGGTTCCGCTTGATCGGCCCGGCGCTTCGTCTTGATCTACAAGACTTTTTTGGCGCTCATCGCTTTGTAGTTTGCGCAAGCAAACTGCAAAGTGATGAGTGGCAAAAAAGTACGCCCCCCCTCCATTAAGGGGGCGTTAATCTACGTTTGCCCCTACGTTAACACATCGTTAACATATTACAAATAGGTTCGCTAACTGTATGACTGTCAAGGAAATGGCCATAATTATCTTGATGTATTATGGCCGATTGACACTAAGCAAATCCGCGTACCTATTGACAATCCCGACAAAGAGCGTAACTTTGTGGAGCGTTTTGGAGGGATGGGTAAACGGTAGCGGGTTGCGGTCAATCATTCATCAATAAAATCGTATTTTATGCCAATTCCAGTAGCAGCCGCAGCAGCGGCGCCCGTTGTAGGATCATTAATTAACTCTATAGGGCAAACGGAAACTAATAGGCGCAACCAAGAGTTCGCCCTCATGATGTATGAACGACAAAAACGCGATAATCTTGCGTTTTGGAATCAACAAAATGAATATAACAGTCCACAGGCACAAATGGCCCGTTATCAGGCGGCGGGCCTCAATCCTAATCTTATCTATGGCCAATCCAACACAGCTGGCTCTATTTCAACCCCAGACATTCAGACTCCCGTTAGACGGTCTCCTGAGTGGGGAAATGCTGTTTCTGCGGCCGGCTTATCCGCGCTCTCACAGATATACGATATTGACATTAAGCAGGCCCAACTTGACAATCTTCGCGCACAGAATACCGTTATACAGGAGGACGCCCTTTTACGTCGCGCCCAAACCTTCGCTACTCGCACAAGCGGGGAACGCGGCAAATTTGCACTTGAATTCGAATCTGAATTACGTGATGTGTCTGCAGATGCCCGGCGCGAACAACTCCGTTCCCTGCGCAATTCCACGGACGTTTTGCTCCGAAGGGATGAACGCGAGGCTATTGCGAATAGTTCATCGGTTAAAGAAGCGGCACAACGAATTGTTAATATGCAAGATCAGTTATTAAGCAATATGTTAGACCGTGCCCGTACATCTGCCGATACTTCGCGCATTCTTGCGGAAAAGCGTAGGTTGTACGAAGCAACCGAAAGTCTTAAAAAGGGTAATGTTCTTCAAGATCTTGATGTCGAACTTCGTAAGCAGGGTATTTCTCCAAGCGACCCCCTTTGGTCCCGTATTGTTGGCCGTGTTCTTGCCCCTCTTACCTCTGATTCTGGTTTTCAAAACACCTCTGGTAATATTTTTGAGGGAGGATGGAAATACATAATGGACGCCCTTAAACCTTCACCACGTTAACCATGTTCCACGTGGAACATACAAACTCTTTGCACTATGGCACGTTATCGTCGTCGCTCGCGCTCTCGTCGCGCTAAGCGCATGTATCATGTTTCCCGCGGTGGCATCCGTATTTAATCTTTATAGAAACTCCCGGCAGCCCGTCAACAGGCGGACGGGGGCCGGGTATTTTTTCACCTTTATTTTTTCATTTACATGAAGAATATTTTTAATTCTGTTCTTCTGCCGTCTCCAAAGTCATCTAAATTTGACTTGACGCATGATGTTAAGATGAGTTTGCAAATGGGCAAACTATATCCTACTTGTGTTATGGAGGCTATTCCCGGCGACTATTTCAGCATTAATGTTGAAAATATGCTTCGCTTCCTTCCGCTTGTTTCTCCGGTCATGCACCGGGTAAACATTACTACTGATTTTTTTTTCGTTCCCAATCGTATTTTGTGGTCTGAGTGGGAACAGTGGATTTCCAATGCTCCAAATGATAGTTCTGCCCCTTATATTTCGCTGGATACCGCTGCTATCTCTGTGGGTACTCTTGCTGATTATATGGGAGTTCCGCAGGGTACCTATTCCGAAGACCTTCGTATCTCACCCCTTCAATTCGCCGCATATTATAAGATTTGGGACGAATATTACAGGGATCAAAATTTGCAATTGCCTAAATTTGTTCCGGTCACTTCTGGCGACAATACGTCACAATATCTTGCGCTCATCACTGCTGTTCCTGCTTTTCGTGCATGGATGCATGATTATTTTACTTCTGCTTTGCCTTTTGCTCAGAAAGGTGATTCTGTACAAATTCCTTTGACTGTTGAGCAGAATATCCCCGTTGAGTGGCAGGAAAATGCCGATGGCACTTCCGGTTGGCGTAACCCTGACGGCTCCCCCGCTGCTCCTAATAATGATCTTATTTCCGCAGGTGGTCCAACTCCCTATGTTTCCAGTACTGGTTTGCCCGGTATTACCGATACCATTACTTATGACCCCCGTGGCTCTTTGGCTGTTGATGTCCAAACCCAAGCTACTGATATTAACACGCTTCGGCGTGCATTTAAGTTACAGGAATGGCTTGAACGTGCTGCTCGTGCTGGTACCCGTTACACCGAAAGCATACTTTCCCATTTTGGTGTTCGTTCTTCTGACGCTCGTCTTCAACGTCCCGAATTTATCGGGCGTGGTGTTCAAAATATGGTGATTAGTGAGGTATTGAGTACTGCCCAAACTACGGATGAATTTGATTCCACGGTGCCCGTTGGTCTTATGGCTGGTCATGGTATTTCCGTTGGTGGTACTCGTGATTTTCGTTACCGTGCCGAGGAGCATGGTTTTGTTATCGGTATTCTTTCTGTCACTCCTAAGACTGCCTATCAAGACGGCATTCACAAGTCGTTTACTCGTTTCGACAAGTTTGATTATGCTTGGCCTACTTTTGCCAATCTGGGCGAACAGCCTGTTTTGATGAAAGAACTTCGTGCGCTGTCCTCCACGCCTGATGCTGTTTTTGGTTATGTGCCGCGTTATGCAGAATACAAGTATATGAACAGCCGTGTTGCTGGCGAAATGCGTACCAGTTTGGATTTTTGGCATCTTGGACGCAAGTTTGCTACCGATCCCGTTCTCAATGATATTTTTGTCGAATGCGATCCCTCTCGGCGTATTTTTGCCGTTACTGCTACCGATGAGGACCATATTGTGGCCCACGTCGTGAACAATGTTACCGTCGTCCGAAAACTGCCACGGTTTG